TTTGTCCACCTTGCCGTCGAGCTTGTCAAAAATCTTACCCAACATTCCTTTGATGTCGGCCATGTCGGCGCGGTAGTCGTCGCGAGCGACGTAGTGCGACGGCATCTGGCGCACGTCAGCGTCGAGCCGGTCGATGGCCTGGTAGATGCGGTTGAGTGTCCAACCCCCGAAGAATCCAGCGACGGCGACGGCGATGTTGAAGAGGATTTGGTAGTCCATGATCAAGGTGCAAGAGCGTTTTGTTTACGAGATTCAGGAGCCAAGTTGTTGGTAGGCGCCGCAGGTACAGCCGCAGCACGCGTCACCGCAGCGCCGCCTTTGCCCCATGTCGCGGGATTATTCAGCATACGAAGCACGGCGCCGCGTTCAACGGCTGGCAACGTGTTAAGCATCTCCAACGCGCTTTTGCCCGACACCATACCGTCGCGCAATTTAGCGGCAATTTTTGGCCCGATTAACCCTTCTAGTTGGTCTAGCGTAAGGTTGGCAAACGTAACTCGTGGGTCAAGCATGTTGCGAAGGCGCGGGAAAGTTCTGCCGGCCCGTTCAATAGCTTCGGCAAAGTCTGGTTGGCCCAGACGCGCCGCGTCTTCCATAGCCCCTGTTCGCTCAATTCCGGCGGCTAGTTTTTCTAGCGTCGGCATCTTGCCGCTCATTTCTTTGAAGATGTCGTAGCTGCCGGGGCCAAAAATTGCCTCCACTGCGTCTGGATTGTTGCCGCGCACGAGCCGGATGTACTCTTGCGGCGATTTTTCAAAAAGGCGAGCCGCTTCAGCAGCCATCGCCTTCTGGTCAATCGCCTGCATGTTGGTGGCGTAGGTTTTGAGATAGTCGCGCCAGCCAGTGCCGCCGGCCTTTTCAATCGCGTCGTCAATCAAGGGGCGAACTTCTTGCAGCACGCTGCGCGTCACCTTGGCGCTGATTTTGGGGTCGGTCTGCCCCATGATCTGCATGATGCGCTCGTTGATGCCTTCTTTGCGAAGCGTGTACAGATCATGCGCGTCCATAGCGCCGCCGCCCTTTTGAGTCAGATTAATAAAGTCATCTTTAAGGGTTTCCAATATCTTGACAACATTTGAACTGGCCCGAATACCGGGCTGCGCCAATTTTGTGTCGATTGCGCTGATGATGCTTCCCGCGTCCAACGGACGAAGACCGTAGTCTTCTAGGCTGCCAATCTGGCGCTGCAAAAATTCAGCTTCAGCGCGGCGTTGTTTTGCAAGATCAGCAAAGATGTCAGACGTTTGCTGCCACTCTTGTGCGCGGTCGCCTGCCGATAAAAATCCCGGCTTGCCTTTGGCTGCAACTGCGGCTTGTTGCGCCGCTTCAGTTGCTGGCGAAATAACGGCTTGGCCGGGCAGCGCAGCGCCTGCTTGGCCTACTACGGGCCTGTTAAGGCGCGTCTCCAATGGGCCAATTTGCCGGGCGGCTTCTTGAGGCTGCGAAACAGCGCCCATAGGCATACCGCCGCGCAGCGCGTTGACCATGCTCGCTTGACGTTGCTGTGCTTGCGGGGCAAGGCGATTGATCGTCTGCGCTGCTTGATTGGCCGCGCCCAACTCAACATTAGCGATGTCTTGTGTGAGTTGGTTAAGACGCTGGATTGATTGCTCATAGGCGCGGCGCATTTCGGTTTCGTTGCCGCCTTCAGCCATGCGCTGCAATACCGCCAGGTCGTCGGCGGCTTGCTGCTTCAGCTTGAGCGATATTTCATCGGTCTTGCTGGCGAACGCGCCCAAGGCTTGGAAAGCGTTTTTCTGCACACCCGCCGCAGCCTGAGCAGCGGTCAAGTCTTCGGGTGCTGCTGCCAACGCAGCGCGGATTGCGGCGATTTGATCACCGGCAATATCACGCGAAATCTGCCCTGCTTTGACCGCCGCAAGTTGGCCGGTAAAAGCGTCCTTCAAAAAGCCAGCGCTTTTTGCTAGCGTTTTTACGACAGGCGGCGCAACCGTAGCTACGCCCGCGCCGATCAAAGCGCCTGTTCCGGCTTCGTCTATAGAAGGGTTGATCAGCGCGGCGGTAGTACCGCCAGTGACGGCGCCGCCCGCAGCACGAATGCCAAGATCAGCCGCGCGAGCCGCGCCGCCTTGCACAGTACGGCCTGTAGAGAACCCGCCAGTTTGAACGGCTCGCCCTAATGCAGGCGCGCCGCCTTTTGTGATTAAAAAACCAAGCCCCTGCGTAACGGGCGCAGTTGCCATCACTTCGGCGCCCAGCTCGCCTGCGCCGGTAGCTATCGGAAACTCTTGCTTGTACTGCGCCGCAGCAGCTTGCGACTCTGCCCGCCGACGAGCTGCGTCAGCGGCCAGCGCGGTGCCGGTGTCAGTAGCACCAACTAACTGCAACCCCTTACCAAGCAGTTCTTGGCCGCCAAACATGACGTTGCCCATGCCGGTACTGAACCCAACAAATGGCGCAGCAAGCTGGCGCAGCTCTCGCTGTACCAAGTCTTGGCGCGTCAGCCGAGGACCGGGCACTTCGCTAGACGCTACGCCAAACTTGACGCGAATGGCGTCTTGTGTCACAGGGTTTGCGTTAGCAAAATAAGGATCTTGCGCCGAAAATTTATCAAAAATGGCGCGTTTTGTAGCGTCATTTGCGTTGACGTAATTTGGGTCAGTAAGGATCGAAGCAAGGTCTGCCATGTCGGCTCCTTACGGTTTAAGCAACGGGTTGGACATGTCTACACCGCCGCCAGCCGCGCCTTCCGAACTTCCCGGTTGCATTAACGACTTTACCGCAGCGTCCATCGCGGGCGTCCACGCCCTGCCTGCGCGAACTTTTGCGCTGTCAATAAGTCTTAGCATCCGCTTTCTTTTCTCTTCCACCGCGTCAGCTTTATCGGTAAAAGCCGGAATGTACGCTGCCATTTGCGAGTCAAGTTGCTCTCTGTTGTACGCAGCGCCAGTGGACAGATACAGCATAGCGTCAAGCGCGTCGCGTTGCGCGCCGTACACAATCTGACGCTGCGCGCTGCGCGCCACGTTGGCCGTGCCTGACAACCCAACAGACGCCGGCGCGGCCTCCATCACGCCGGGCTTAAGAGCGCCGGGTTCTTTTTTAATCGCTTCGTTAATCGTTTTTGCCGCGTCCAAAATGCGCCCGAGGTTATAGCTGGCTTGTTGTTCGGATACGGCAAGCTCCTTACCTTTGCCCTTAAGCGGTGTGCCCGGCGCAGCAGCAGTTCCAGGCGCAGCAGCAGTTCCAGGCGCAGCAGCCGCAGGCGCAGCAGCGCCCGGAACAAGCGCGTTAGCCGCGCCGGGGGCCGCAGGCGCAAGCGCGTTAGGCGCGGCACCGATAGTGATTGGAACTGCTTGTAGCGTTTTTTTGTTGACGGCGTAAATTGTGCCATCACCACTTTCTTTTAGCTCGTAGCCCGGATTGGCTTTTTCGTACGCAAATTTCTGCTGCTCAAACGCCAAGCGCCGTTCCGCAATAGTGCTGCCTTTGACCGGCGCGTTAAATTCGCCCATCGTAACCGGCTTGGCGACACCAGTACGATTGTTGACCGCGACCAAGTTGCCGTTGTCAAGCTGCTGAATGGTATTGCCGGGGTTGGCCTGCTCCCACGCAAGTTTTTGCTTATCAAACGCGAGTCGTTCTTGCGACACAGCAAGTTGACCTTGCGACACAGCAAGTTGACCTTGCGACACGCCAAGTTGACCTTGCGCGGTTGTTTCACCAATCGTGGCCGTTTTGTCTAGTCTAATTGGTTGGCCGACAGGGATGCCTTGTGCGTTATAAGTTTGGCGCTCAATGTAGCCTCCTCGATCCGTGTCTTTAGTGGTGACAGCAAATTGTGCAACCTTGTCTTTGGCGTCCAAAAACTGGGCAATTTTTTGAATGCGCCATTGCTTGTATTGCTCCGGCGGCATGTTTTGAAGCTGATTGATTTGCTGCGACGCCGAAGTCATGTCAATTTCGCCGTTTCGCACCGCCCTAGTGAGCTGCTCAATAGCCAGTTGAGGCGTGTCTGCCGAGCCTGCATTTTCCCACGCCTGCCTAAATTTTTTCTGCTGGAGACCAAATTCGCTGGCAGCAGTCTCTGCCCTAGTCTTTGCTAGCGTTGCGGCGGCTGCTTGGCGTTCCGCTTCGGTCTTAAAAAAGCCAGGAAGAATGCCGCCTTGTCCTCGTTTGGCGGCTTCAGCAGCAAATGCGGCAGCGTTAATGGCCCCCGTTTCAGGATCAAAATGCCGAGCGTACAACTCGTTTTGAATACTGGCTGACTGGTCTGCGCGGCGGGCTGCTTCCAACTGATACTGAGCCAACTCAGCCTGACGCTGACCGCCCATGATCTGCTGAATCTGCGCCATTTCGGCCAAGGCGTTGCGCGGCTGGTACTCAACCGTGGGCCGGTACGACATCGCGATGTTGGGATTGACGAGTGCCATGATCAGTCCTTATCCAAGTCCGACTTCAGCGTTGTAGCCGGGGTACGGCTCACTACCAAAACCGCCACCATAACCACCGCGCTGCCTCAGCGCCTGCTGCAACAGCGAATTTTGCGCTTGGTTTTGGCTGTAATTCATGTACTGGTTCAAGCCACCGCCGATAGCGTTGGCTGCACCCATGTAGCCAGATGCGCGAGCCTGCGCGCCGGCGCCTAGCACATCGGCCATGTTGGAGCCGAATTGCCCGGCTTGTCCGGCAAGATTCTGCGCTGAGGTCTGACCAACGCCGGCCAACGATTGCAGCGGGTTAAGCCGCGCCTGGCGCTCGGTTTGAAAGCGGTTAAAGGCGTTTTGAAATTCTTGCGACCCCATCTCTTGGCCGTATCGCGCAGCGGCTTTAAGCGCTGCGCCAGACTGTAGCCCAACCCTTGCTGCCGTAGACCGCTCCAGCGCCTTCTGCCCTTCGGACAGCCTGAACGCATACCCAGGGTCGGCTTGGAACTGTTGAGTCCCAAACGGCGTGTACTCGGTCGCTAGCGGGATCAGCCTGTTAAGCGCTTGCTCACCAGCCTCACGGTAGGGTCTGCCTAGTTCAACCTGCCGCTCAAAAATCTCGCGCTGCACGTCACCAGCTTCACGGGCAGCTTGCGCTTGCGTGTTAGCTGCGCTGCGAGATGAGCTACTGCCGAGCAAAGCACTGCCGATAATCGCGGCGGGAATCATCCATGCGGCCATGTTAGGCTCCTTAAGTCACTTCGCGTCCACTGACGCGCATGTTGATGGCGCTGGCGGTTCCAGCGATTGTACTGATGAAATCGCCGATGCCAAGCACTTGGCCCACCAGTTCGGGGAAGGTGTACACCTCGGACGCCTGCAAGGTCTTGGTCTTGGTGATCAAGTTCTGGTTGCCCGCCGAGCCAGCAGCCGTGACGAGGTTGACGCTGATCGTTGCAGCGCTGGCGCTGTAGTTCGTCGCGGTGAACTTGTCGATGATGGTTGTCACGCCAGTCGCTGTGTACTGGGTGGTTTGAGTGTTCTCGACTGTCTTGGCCGGAACGAGGACTTTTACTGATACGGTCATGATGTTTCCTTATGTTGGTGCCACGTATGCGGTAATGATGCCATCGGTGAAGGTCAAAGACCCGTCTGAACCTAAAGCGGTAATTTTTGCCAACGTAGCGGTGCCCGAGATGCCAATGTTTTCAAAAGCCATTGTGCCAAAATCGAACGATGGCGCTAACTCCAACGCCTGCACTTGCTTTTGCAACTCGGTGATCTGCGACTCCAAGCCCGAGCAGCAATCTGTCAGCGCGTCTGGAGCCGGTAAAGCAACAACCGGGGGCTGTGTCTCCGCAAACTGCGCCAGCGTTTGCAGTTCGGCCTCAACCGACGCCACCAACGACTCGGCGGCAAACGTGATCCCACTCTCGTCAATGACCGCTGTCGCTACGTTGTTGAGCGACAGAAAAAACAAGTACCAAGCCCGGCTGATCAGCCCCGTGCGAGGGTCAACCAGCGGCACCCGTGGGGGCGTAATGATTGGCGGGGTTGGGCTAAGCATTCGTTGGACTCAGAATCAACTCTGCGCCCATGATGCTGATCTTCACGGGGTCGGTGCCCGATAGCTCATAAACGCGGTCGCGCAGCTTCAGGGTCATGCCCATGCGCCGCCAGAACACCCGGCGGTAGTACTCGCCGATCTTGCCGATCTGCGCCCAGTGCTCGTTGGACCATGTGTGACCACCATCGTCCGACCAGCGCAGCATGACCTCGGGGTCGTAACCGGGTGCAGCAGGGTAACCAGTGGTTGACAACATCATGGGCGGCACAAACGGCACGGGGTAGGCGGCTGCATCAACCAGCGGCTCAAAACCATCGCCTGCCTCGGTAGTCAGCACTTCGCCCGTTTCGGCAGTGATTTCGTTTTGCACGTACTCGGCAATCAAGATGTCGCCGTTTTCAGCCGTTAACTCTTCCGCATCATAGGCGGGATACAAGTTCAAGCCAACGCCCGACTCAATGTCGAGTTGCAGGCTGTGCTGCGCGGTGCGCTTTAAATTGTTTTGGCCGGTGGGCAGCGCCCGCCACGACCGCAGCCACTTCTGGATGCTGCCGTTGTCCGAGTAGTCTTCCAGATCAAAGGCGTAGATGTTGCCGTTCTCATAGTCGCCGACGACCACCTTGTTGTTGAACGCCATCTGGCAATTGCTGCGGTGCCGGGTGAACTCGCCGTTGTTCCAGCCCGCCCGCTCGTGCCAGGCTTGGGTGGCGGCGTCGTAGACCCAGGTCGTGTTGGCCGTGGGGAAGATCAGCACATAAAAGCTGTGGCCGTCCTGCTGGTAGGTGTACGCAACTGCGTCCGTCAAGTCGCCGTACTGCTGAATCTGCCACTCAACGGCATGGGTGCTGATGCGCTGGCCGGCGTAGCCGTTGGCCCGGTAGACCATGCCTTGGCCCCGGCGGTCACGCCCGAGCCAGAACAGGCTGTTGTCCATCTTGGCAATCGAGTAGGGCGCAGCGCAGCCCAACTCGTTGAACGCGCCGGGGATGCGCTGGAGGGGGAAGTCTGTTGCGCCCGTGTCAGACCAGACCTCAATCGAGTTGGTGCCAAAGGCCCACACCTCGCGGAAGTTGGATATAACAGCCACCAATCCGTCGGGCGAGCCTTCGGTGCTGGCGAACTCCAGCGGGTCAATCGACGTGCCGTCAAGCAGCGCCGTGATCCACAGCTTCTGGCTGTTCGGCTCGTTGAAGACAAAGTAGCCGTCTAAGTAACTTACGGTCACTGCGCCGGGGAAGTCCGGGTCGGTGATCTGCCCAAAGGCGTTGGTCGTGTTGTTGTAGATGTAGCTTGGGCCGTTGGCCGCGATGAACAACTGAGTGCCGTTGTCGGCCAAGCTGACCGGGCCA